GGTATATCCACTGCATTACCCTCAAGGCGTAACCCCGGCATATAAACGGCATCGCTGTAATCATGTAAACGCTGGTTAGCTGGCTCTGCTGTTAAACCCTCAAGCCAGTTATCAATGTTGCGCTGCGAGAAAAATACGCACCCTGTATCTCCCTTACTGATAGGAAAACTGAGAGAGTAGTCTCCAACACCCGGAAACATAACAGGCACGTTAAGCAGCTCCAGCGGCGGCTGTGATCTACCGCCCATGCGCCTTAGTATGTTTAGCTCTACACTTACTGTAGACTTTTCGACGGCTGTAACGGTGCAAGGTAGCATGGTGTTTATGCGTAGCTGTGCCTCGCGTAACTGCACTTCTGCCCGTTCCCGCTCTGAGTTGTTTATAAGTTCCGCGTCTGTACTCATCGTAGCCCCACTACATCAGTTATAGCATTACCCTCAAAGTTACTACCCCTGTGTACAACTTGCAGCACACGAACCCTAGCCCCCGTGTCACTTCTTACCTTTAGATAGTGTAAACCGTCTTGGCTTGTTTCTCCAAAGTCAGAAAATACATCGACGGTTACACCGGGCCTTATCTCCGGCCTGACAATAGAGGTAAAATCAAAGCCCGCATGTGTGCGCCTAGTTGATCCTATAAGCCCATTAGCAGGGTTAACTATTATACCCGTTGATTCTGCTGTTTCTATCCTTTGGAATTCTAGTTGCTGATTCTCTACAGACCATGCAACACCGGTACCGCGTAGTACATCATCTAAAATAGTTCTGATATTGTCGGAGATAGAAACACCACGGCGGCTATAAGGTGCATCAAGCTCAGTAGGTATGGTGCCAATGTCTATACCAAAGGTAGTTAAAGTTTCGTTTAACGTTTCCAGAATCTCACGACGGGTAGCACCACCCGCTATAGTTTGATGCGCTGTAGCGTTATTAAGTGCATTGAGTCCACTACCGCAGAAAACTCTAGTGATAACGTCCACGGCAGCAGCTTTGCTATGCACTACGTTATACACTTCACCAATGTACAATACAGAAAAGATACCGTTCCCGTTATCGTGCTCAAGTATGACAGTAGTGTATATGTCCTCAATGCGGCCTCTGTTCTCTGGTGCCAAGTTATAGATAGAGATAACCGCATTGTTGATGCCGCCGCCCATATGTTTGGTAACTTCAAAATCTACGCGCAGGTCATTAATGACAAGTGCCCCTACACCTGCTGTAGTTTTGTCACCAATAGTTAAACGAACTCTACGCCTCACAGGTCACCCGGCTCTATAACATAAGCAAACGCATTGCCAGACACTAGAGCATCATAGTCAATCGGTTCGTCGTTATCGCTGGTGTTGCGTACAAACAGAATAAATGACCTTATCTCAGGAAAAATGTTTGTAGTAAGAACAACACGCCTACCTGTTACTTGGCGTACATCGTTTATATCAAGATCGACAAACCAGCTATCTACCACAGTATTGTAGTTGAACGTTAGGACGATAACAGCAGCACCGACATTAAACCGGGTAGACTGACTGGCTGTATCAATAATAGTTAATCGTCTCATCGGCTCAAAAACTCCGTTACCCTGTTTGCTTGCGCCTTTATCAATGACGTTCTAAGGTTTTCGGCCTCTATTGATTCTGGGTCTATTGTCTCTGGGTTAGTGTTCGCCCTGTCAACAGTAGGACTAGCACGATTCTGTACCGCTACTAATTGGGAATAGCGCTCTGCAAAGCCTTGGGAAAACTCACTATTGACGGTCAACACTTCTTTAAGGGTCACAGTAAATTCTGTAATGCTCACACGGTCCTTATCACGTATGGCTACAACAGACTCAACTAGCATAGTCTGGTAGTCAGTAATAGCTGTTACAACCTCTACAGGCTCCGCTAGCTCTTGCATGAGTAACAAATCATCGTATAGGTCACGCATACGTAGGGTTTGTGGTTGCGTCCTGTCATCCAGCCGTCTAACAGAGTGTGCAATACGCATAGTTAACTTGCGCGGGTTTGGATAGCTGTGATCGGTTAACGGGCTTCCAGACTCCACAGGGTACGTAGTGATAGTGCTAGAGGTTTCGTGTGTTTCCGATATAGGTACATCGAACTCTGTTAGTCCGATCCTTGTCGCAAACATGAAAGCGGGTTGTAGGTCCATAGCTTTACTGCTCTATAGTTGTACGTGCATCAGCGCCGGAGCGCTGCGCAGAGTCAATTACACCCCCAGTAACGCCCCTTACCGCTGGCTCTACTTGGTCAGGGCTTTGTACAGTTATCGTAGCGTCTACAGTAGATTGATTTACACTACCCGGCGAACCTAGAACAGCGTCAAGACCACCTTGCACAGCGGGCGATATGAAGTTATTAAACGCTGATACGCTACGCCTGAATATACCGCTATCCTCATCCGTTGTAGTTGCAGCATCGGTAAGACGGTTAACAACGGTACCGGCTACACCGTCACGCCTTATCTCCTCTACTATGTCAAACGTTAAGTTACCCAACGCTTCACCTATTTGATTAAGCACTTCTAACGTGTTTTCAAAAGCGCCAAATATACTGTCTACAATACCCTGCAAAGTTTCAGAGTTAGCTATGAGGTCGTTAATAGATTCGTTGATAGCTCTGGTAGCGGTATCTGCTGTGGGGTCTGTATAGAACAACCACAGGTCCTGCACAATTGCTAACAGTGCAGCAACAGCGCCCGCTACCAGTAAGAACCCTGACAGCACTTTTATATTAGCGGCTAACCCTGCTGTGCCGACTGCACCAAAGCCAGAGATTAACCCTAAGCTTGCTGCAAGCCCCGCAGCCTTGAGCGATACAAAGGCTATAGTAAGTGCTACTACAGCATTACGCGCACCGCCAAGAAAGTCTACAAGCTCGCTGATACCTGAGATAACGTCAACTAGGATTGAAACAAGCGAGGATATTAGCTCTAAAGCGAACTCAAGAAAGGTAGTGAGTTGTTCGTCGATTAGTTCTGAGTTGGCCTGTGACCACTCAGTAACGCGTGTTATCAGATCAGACAGTACAGGCAAGAAAGACTGTGCAACACGTGCGCGTATGCCGTCAATCAGCTTGTTCATTAAGTTCAGATTGTCGTTAAACTCGGCTGATCCTTGCCGCAGTTCTTCGGACAATATGCCCCCAACTGAATCTAACTGGTCTCCAAGCTGTTGTATATTTGCGTTGCCTGATTGCAGTAACGCTATAAAGTTACGATCTAACCCAAGCTGTCTACCTAAATCCTGCGCCCGGTTAACTGACAAGCTTTCAAACCTGTCCGCAAGCTGTGCTATTACACTCTCAGTATCAGCGCCTAGGTTTACACCTAGCTCACCAAACAGCCTAAAGTCACCCTCACCACGTGCAAGCCCACGCCTTGCCTCTTGCAAAGTATCTATGGCGCTCTGCACTGTCTCCAACGAACCGCCAAATTGTTCAGCACCAAAGGCTAAACGTTGTACGAACTCGAAAGACTCATCAGCAGTAGCAGCCCATTTGCCTAGCGCGTCTGTACTCCGCGCAGTAGCTACGCTTGATGCTGTGATAGTTGCAACGTAGCCGCCTATAGCAGTAGCAGCGCCAGCCGCAAGCGTAGCTACATTTACTAAGCCCTCGCTGAGATCATCGAGACCCTTACGAAACTTTTCCTTTTCCTGCTCCGATTGCGGGTCTAACTCATAGCCTAGTAGTGCTATTAACTGGTCAATTACCATTATTTTTTAGCATCCAGTTGTGCGGCATGTTCAGAGAGAGATACAAAAGATAAAGCGTTATTAAAATCTACAAAGTCATCAAGGGTGTATACGGTCCTCGCCTCATGCAAGGAACTGTAGCCCTTTATAATAGGTAGCCACAAAAATAAGTCTAGTTCCTCGGCATAATGCTGTAGTACTAGACTTACCTTCGGGCCTCTGTTAGTTTTTGCGCCTATCCTTGGCGCTGGTCGTTTCCCATTTTAAAGTACTTTGAGAAACAAAGCTCCGCAACCCTGTAAGCCAACTCTATGCCCTCATCCAAGTTATCAACAAATGCTGTATTGAAATCCACGGCAGTACCTCGCTGTGGACCCTCTACGTGGTAGCAGCAGGTAGTAAGCTCTGTTACAACGTTTGTAAACAGTTCTACGTCAAGCTCAGACATAAAGCCTACAACCATTTGGACAATGCTTTCCATTGGTACGTCGTTTTTGCCTTGCTTAATGTCCTTGATGATGCCTATAACAGTTGGTTGCGAGACTATTGGAGCTACCAATTTTAGAATCTTTGCCGCAAGGGTAGCGCTCTGTACGGCAAAGGGTTTCTGTACTGTGTAGGTAGTGTTTTGTACTTTGAGTGTGAGTGCTTGGGCAGTGTCATTCATGTTATGCCAGAGTTCCTATAGATGTATCAGTGAGTTTACCTACAAAGATTGACCATGTACGAACAGTTGCGTTTGTACCTAGTGAAATCTCAGGCGGTTGAGTTGCAACAACTGACTGGCTAGAGGTCCAAACAGTACCATTTGCAAAGTCAGTAATGATCATTGGGAACGGGCTAGCCGTCAATGATCGACGGAAAAGACGGTCCAAGCCCTCCAGCAAAGCATTACCAGCACTTGAGGGCTTAAGTTTAAGTTCTACTACCGCTGACTCGTCAGTTTGAATAGAAGCGATAGCGGAGCCATCAGCACCGATTATAGTACTAATGGATTGCTGGTTGCGATTGATTCTAATAACGTCATCGCCCTCGAAATAGTCGGTGATAGGCACCCCGCCTATGATGCAAGCGATTTTATTAAAATCATGTATAGCTATATCATTCATGTTATTTAGTATTCCAGTTTAGTAGTTTAGTTTTCCCACTCGTCAGGGTCAAAAGGGGTTACTAGGCATTAGTTAAGTAGAGCGCCCGCGTTTGGCTCTGGTGCTTCTACAGTTGCTGCACTAGGCGTTGCTATCTTTAACTCACCCTCGATAGTTGCAAAGTGCGTAGCGCCCGCATACTGAGCACAGTACCTAAAACTTGGTGCGATACGGTTAGCCTGTAGTGCGCTCTGCACTTGCGTAATGTCTTGTACGCTAACCTCAAAGGCTGGCAGCAGCATCCCATCAGGACTAGGACGGGCTTCTGTCAATGCGCCAGTAATCAAGCCTTGCGTCAGCGTTTGTGTAATAGCCTGTAGCAACATAGAGATACCTGTAGCATCATAGGGCACTACATCGTTATTGGTAAACACTTGCAGCACGTTAGATTGCATAGTTACCTCAAGCCAGTCAGCGAAGGTAGTGGTATCAACAAAACTACCATCCATGAACGTTCCCTCCACAACCATGTTGACACCTGCTGTACAAATGTAGATATTCCAGAATCCACCTGCGTTAGGGTCCTGCCCGGTGCCGGGTATAAAGCCCGTCAAGTTCTGCGCCTGCAAGTCTGTTAGCTCAGAATGTGCAGCGCCCTCAAGCTCTTTAAACTTCAAGGTGTAGTGACTGTTAGGTAAGTTGTAGTTAACGTTTGATATACGCGCCGCCGCCCTGACGTGGTAATGCTGGTTACCCGCTAATACTTGGTTGTCATGAAAGCCCACGATACGCAAAGGACTAATGCCTCTGAGTGCAGCACCCAAACTATCAGCAGGCGTTGCCGTTGCATCGTCACGCAATGCATCATCCTGGCCTTGTATAAAAATAAGCTTGCGTAGCATTGTTGCTGCACTGTTAAGGCTAGTTAAACCAGCAAGGTTTGCTACAGTTTGTATGCCCGGTAGAATTACAGCATAGAACAATGGGTCTACCTGATTGATAGCAGTAAGGCCCGCAGCATCAGCAGTAGCGGAGTAGCCAATCTTAAAAGTGTTAGGCCGGAATCTGGTACCGATAAGAGCGCTAACAATAGCGTGTACTTCGGTAGTGTCGTCGTACCCGTACGCCTCTACCTCCTCAAGCGAGGAAAATGAGCGCACAGTATCAACAGAAATTGAACTGGTACCCTCCTCACTAGTTAAAATTAACGGAATACTGAAGTTAGCAACGGCGGGAAACCGATCATTAATATTTACAGTAACGTCAACAACTCTATCAAATGAAATAGTACTCATTAGTTTTATACCCGGTTAATGGTTTGGTCGGTAAACGCGTTCGGCATATCCGCACACGGTAAAATGTTAATCTCTTCCACGTTCTCAATGTCTACACATGACTCACAGCGCCACGTAAAAGTTAGGTCCATTGTGTGCTTATGGTGCCTTGAGTTATCTAATATAAAGCTGGTACGCCTTACTGGTGAAGCGCTTGTATAGGCAAAGTTTATAAAGCTAGCAACATCAGCATAGCTACCACCTGTAAACCAGCGCCGTAAACGCTTCATACGGTCAAGCCCGTAACGGCAAAAATGCAAGTCTATCTGATACGTTAATAGCTCAGTAGTTGCTGTGCACCTTTGGGCTTGTCCGTCTACATTTTTGTAGCATACGCTAGCATGCCCCGTATCTGTGGCACTTCCGATCATGCCGAACTTTATATGCTCACGTTTGATAACGTCCTCATTGTCAGGGGTCATCACCAGAAAGGGTTCACCCTTGATCAGCTCACCCGGCGCACTTACTACGCCAGCATCAAGCCAAGCTTTTACAATGGTGTCAAGTTCTTCGTGTGTTTGTGGTCCCATGTCAGCAGTCAGGCTCACAATGTTGTTCGAGTAGGTATGTATATACACAACCACGGCGGCGAGCCTTGCGAACAATCCAGCGCTGACCGTCTGGTTCTGTTATGAAGTAGTCGCCCGCTAGTGGGTTCTGGCAAGTACCGCGCAACCGTAGCTGTGTGCTTGATGTAAAAGTAGCCATACTTTCCGCGTGTTGTCCCTCATCGAGCCACCTCAACGACTCTTTAGTGATACCGGACAAAACCCCTTGTATGTCCACTTCAGGGGCGCGGGCAGGCTCAGCCATCACACCAGCCGCATTTATAAGCGGTGCGATAGGCTCAACGCCTGTACCTGTATAGGCTGCGCGTGTTTCGAGCTTGTAGGTACATTGACCTACTACACTCAAAGCAAGTTTTGACAGCCCTGCTAGTTTCACAATTGATCCCTTCTTGTTCTCAGTAACTCAAAATCAATAGAGTCAACGTATAACCCGGTTTCTACTAACGGGTCATTAAAACCTTTTTTAGCCACTGTAGATTCTGCATTAGGTGGCTCACTAAATTCTAGTATGCTTTCTTGCATTAACTGCTTAAGGAATCTAGCTTGACGCCTTACAGCTACATCAAAACGTAGTCTGCCCCGTAGCATTTCTTTTGCTTGCTGCTGTCCAAGCTCTGCAAGTATCGGTGCAGCTTTAAGAATCGCTGAGCGTAATGCAGGACGTTCCGGTACGTTACCCCCTCCGAACTCGTTAACCTGTGCTACAAGTGATAGGGGGGTACCGTCTGGGTAAGTTATGGACGGGTCAATTACACCGACACGCATAATCCCGTTATCGAAATTATCCTCACTGAACGCTTCTAGCGCTGTGCGCTGTATTGCACTCGGCCTGCGCCTTATACCAACCCTAGGCATTACAAATGGTTTCCCGGCACTGTGCCATGACCTAGAATTGGTACATCGTCTCCGAAAAAACTATTACGCCCAACACTAGATACAGCCATGATAGGCCCACGGTTAGAGCGTGAGATAAGAGCTGCAAGCATCTGACCGTAGTTTGACTGTGCAAGCCATGCCATAAATGGCGAACTCTTACCTATATTAGTTATAAGCGAGTTAACACCACTGTTATCGAATGATACTGATAAACCGTCAACCGTCGCACTTGACAACTTAGCGCCATTGTTAAGTACATTGTTTATGAAACTATCATCACAGCTACAGGGGTCGGCATCAGTAGCAGGCGCGTTAGGGTCCTCGACTGGCTCACATACAACGTTATTAACCGTTAGCAAGTGAGCCAGTGCGAGAAGTGGCATACGCGCTTGAATAGCAGAGCACTGTGACGGTATGCATATCAAACAGTCAGCAATGTCTGACCACAGCTCTAGCTGTTCGTCAGTGCAGTCACTCCACTTAGGGAAAGCTGCTTTAAACTTGGTCAGATCAATAGCCATACTGTTTCACCCTTGTTTACTTTTTGCGGTTCTTCTTCTTGGCTTTCTTTTTCTTGGCCGTTTTGTTTGCGTCGTCTGCATCCTTAGCCGCAAGTCTGGCCGCCTCATCCATCGAGTTAGAGATAGATGGACCTGCATTCTTTTGGTTACCTGTCTTTAAAGGTGGCGGTATATTGTTAACGTCCGTATCTTTACCAGCCGCCGCAGCTTCTGCAATATCCCTGCCCGCAGCTAAGTCTCCTTTCTTGCCGGACAAATTACCGTTGTCTAGTTCTTCTTGAAAACCCGGCTGAGCTAACAGCAGAGCTAGTATATGTTCTGGTACTTGGTTAATACCCGGCTTAAATATGTACTGCGATACGGTACCGCCCGACATATAAGAACCGTAGATAGCGCGGGGCGTGTTGTTGGAGATTAAACGTTGAGCCATTGTTATCTGTTTCCTTAAATAATAAAAGTTGGTTTAAAAAATGGGGACGGGTAGCCACTCAACTACCCACCCCCGACACTGCTCATTACGAACTGCTGTTTAGATACCTGCTACTTTTTGGTAAGCAAGAGGGAAACGAACATCAAGGCCCGCTGTAGACATGACCATAGGCGTCTTAAACGCTAAGCCGTCGATTTGCGTACCCATAGGGACGTTTTTCTCATAAGGAATGTAGCCCTCCGAAACTTCGTCGGTGTCCTCCCAAATAAGCATTTGATCAGTGCCCGCAGCGGACGACCCCCGTAGCTCTTGCATAACCACAATGCTATCCATACCTGACAGGTAAGGCGACTTACTGACCAGATACTCTAGTACAGTTGTATCTGAGAAAGTATTCAAGCGGCGTGTTGCAATGTCGTTCCATTGCGCCAGCGGCAAACCTACCTTATTAGGTACATGAGAGTTAAAGGTAGCTTCAGTAATGCCGCCGATAGAACCATTAAGGTCTAGCAGGATTTCATCAGCAGTCTTTGATGCCCATTCAGTAGAACCACCAGCCCCTGCAACTACAGTACTTGTAGGGATATTGGGGTTATTGAACAAACCATAAACACCAGCATCGGCAGCTTCTTCGTCGGTGCCAAACATGATGTTATTCATTTTGATTTCCATACCTAAATCGGCACCCATAGCTCGCATAGAGGAAAGGTTAGTACCTGCCCGCTGTGCTTCCATAGTTTCCTGCCATGAGATATGCCAGCTATTACCGATCCAGATAACAGGAACGGTAGCTTCCGCTGCACCAGCGCCTGCACTTGGCAGATCGTCGGCGTAGTGCCCAATAACTTTGGCAGTGCCTACAAAGTCCCACACATACATTCGTATAGAACGTGTGCCTGCATCACCTTCGTTGTTAATGTTGAAGTACTCACGGTAACGCACTTGCTTATGCTTAATCATAAACACGCGGCTAAGAATGTGGGTAAGTTGCTGGTTAAAAAACACTTGGTTAGTTTCCGCAGCGTCACCGAAAGCTTGCCGCGCAATTGCCTCATCAAGAAAGATCATATTTTTAATACCTGTTGAATGAATTTATTAGCGTGACTAAGGCTTAAGCCTGAACAGCGCCAGTTAGCTTAACGATAGTAAGCTCACCCGCTATGCTGGAGTGCATGAACTCAGCGCCTGCAATTTGGATAGCGGTACCGCCATCATCATCATTGCGCAACATGCCTAGCTGTTGTGTCTGTGGTGATGCAGCGTTGTCCGCTAAGGTGTGACGGAAAAACACCGGATCACCTCTTACTACATCAGTTTCGGAGACGACGTAAAAACGGCCATGCGTTGCACAGCTTGCTACCTCTTTCTCACGCAAAAAGCCACGGTCACCGTCACCAATAGGTAGCGACAATTGCTCGTCGTTGTCAGTTGGCGTAGTCGTGTGGTACATAGCCAATCCCGCGAACTTATTAACATCAGGATCGGTCGCAGCAGGACCGCCAACGGTAGCAAGGTAGCCGCCGTGATCTGGTAGACGGCACTGGTTATCGTGCCCGCCCAAAACAACGGCAACGCCAAAAGGAATGTGAGAACCCTCGGCAGTAAGTGATACTACTTCAGTATCGCTTATGTCGTACCACTGGCCTCGAAACCCCGCGCCTTGATAAATTTCTACAGAAGTTTGAAGAGTCATAATTGAAAAACCTTTGATTAGTTGGTTAACTTTTGGGTCGTTATTTGTTTGGTGGGTCAGCGCGTAACTATTACTTAGCTAGCACCTGCTGCACGTTTATTGCGTTCGCCGTTTCTGCCTTGGTTCTTGTAAGCCTCACGTGCTTTAGTGAACTCATCTGTAGTTACGTCGTCACCATCTACACTGTCCTGTGCGGAACCGCTAAACGTTTTACCGTTGGTTCCACCTTTGGCTTCTTTGATCATGCCAAACGCACCTTTGAGAAAAGACTCGTCAGAATCGGCAAGGGTTGTAACGTCGACGCCGTTAGCTTTGGCAATAGCTTTGCGCATAATGTCGGCGTTAGTGCCTTTAAGATCGGCAGAATCAAGCAAGGTAGACGCCTTGGTAAGAATGGCACCACGTTCCGCAGCAGCGGCTTCAACTAGCTTACCGATAGCTTCGGGCTTAAGCTTGTTTTCTGCATCCTCAAGTTGCGCTTTAAGTGTTGCTATCTCACCATCTTTTTCAGAAATAGTCGCATCACGTTCGCTGATAGTTGTAGCTTGATCAGCTAGTTTTGTTTTCAGTGCGTTAAACGCTGGCACGTCTGCCTGTGCAACGTTAACAACTGAATCCATAACGGCCATTGCTACAAGTGTTTGGGCTAGTTTGTCGGTCATAGTATTACTCTCAGTTGGTTTAGGTTTACGGTTACGGGTTTTAGCTTCGCAAGACTGGCAACCACAACCCGCACTGTCACCAATCGCACATTCTGGACCACAACGGCCTTTTTCAACTACTGCCACATGGTTAGGTAAAATCTTAGTTATCTCTACGTCAAAATTCTCACCATTAAAATTACCCGACATTATCTGTACTTCCGTGTCATAACCTAACGACAGCTCACGCTTACCGTTATGCTCAACATCATAGATAGTGTCGTTGTCTGTAATGGTTATACGTCCCTTTATCTTTCCATCCTCTAGACGCGCTTCAGTAAACAACCCGCGTATCTGCTCCTTGTCTTTTACAGAAACGTCTGTGCCCATGTGGAAGTCAACCACTGCCAAGCTATCGTAGCTGGACATATCGGCACCAAGTACAGCAGCACTACGGAAAACACGTATAATCTCCTTATCAATCTTTTCAGCTATCTGTGAGTCAACCTGCCACCACTGATAATCAAGTACACCCTCACGCGCTATCGTTGCATTAGCAACCAAGAACCCATTGGCGTTACGGGTAAAACCGCCTTGCAGTGCAATGGTGTCGTATAACTTCACAGTGTTTAAACCTCTACGATGGGTAAGGCATCGCAGCGACAATTAAAATCCTCGCCGGGGTGCCTGTTAAGTGGTTGCGGACGTGCAGCCCACCTTTGCTCTGTGTTGTGCAACTCAGCATGACTGTTACGAACTTTCTCATCGTCTCTAGTTCTCCACATATACCCTTTGGCACCAAGTGCAGCTTGGCGAGTACGGTTAAGACTAGCGTTGATATTGTGCGCTTGATTGCTTGCTGTGTTCTTGATACGACGCGTGACAATGCTTCGGGCGTTCCTAAGTGCTTTACGACTATCCGCACGTGAACCGCCAAGTCTGGCTTGTAAAATGATCTGCACTCTATCGGAATAATCGCGGTTAACGTCATCTAAGTCAGCTTTGTAACGGTCAGCTAATCGCCGTATATTTTTCGATGTTATGCTAGCTTTTGAGTTCAGTACAGCATCTATATCATTTGCGGCCCCCCGTCTGCTAAATACAGCCACAGTACGGCGGCGGTTCTCCCTGTCAGCTCTTGCTACAAACCTATCTACAGCGGCTGCACTGCGCCTGTTAGCGGCATCTAAATTACGCTGTAGATTGTCAATACTGGTTTGTAGTTTCTCTGCTGCCTGAGCAAATGCACCCGGCCTTGTACGGTCTAATGCATCTATCTGCCTTAGCAAAGTCTTAACCCGCTTATCTACCTGTGCTTTGTAGATAGTATTGGCTTTTTGCAGGTCTCTGCGATAAGCAGACAGCAAGGCGGCGTTAACCCTAACGGGGTTTACCGGTTTGGTTCTCCTACGCCTTGCTGCCATTGTATTAGCCTGTTTCTAAGCTGTAAGTTTTATCGGATTTCTCATCAATACGGACGCTACAGTAGACAGCCGTACTCACCAGCAAGCCCAATAACATAACGGCACTGACCATCGTTATTAAGTTCTGGTGCTGCGAACTGAATCGAGCAAATATTTTAAACATTATCGGTTATACCTTTTTAACGAATAGATAAACTATAGGCTACTACAAATTATAAAAGTTGCAGCCGCTATCTTATTCGCCTCCAGTTCCGTCTGGATCACTATCATCGGTATTATCACCATTGTTTTCAGGGTCGTCTAAATCGTCGTTTTCGCCAGACCCGTCATCATTGTTAACAATGTCTGTAGATTCTTCGTTGTGTACGGCCTCCAGTTCGTCTATTAGATCGTCTGGTATGTCTGAAAACTCAGCCTGTAGCATTCTTAGGATTAAGTACTCAGGCAGTATGCCCATTGACTCAATTTTATTTATCGTCTCCGCGTACTTGGACTGACGCTCTGTGATTTCTGTTTCACTCTCTGGATTCGGCTTATTGATTGTATATGGCACGTCCATTACTTCACCGAAACAATGAGCCGTTACGAACCGATCTAGAAAATCATAGATAGGGGCAAGTTTTACTTGCTGGTCCGCTTCTATCTTACCGTTGTAGTTCTTGAGATCACTTTCACCAGTGCTGTTCAGACCACCCGGCGATATACCAGACATACGTACTAGCGGTATGTCACTACCCCCTGTTATATCCAGCATGAGTTCGTGCAGTATTTGAGGTATACCGCCAAAGTCATACTTGAGCCTTTCTATATCCTCTGTCTTATCCATGACAGCCATGTTATACGGACCCTTGAACTTGGCGAACATAAGCGCCCGCGCAATAATGCTTTGCATCATTCCCTCATGCTCTGCACCGTCGCCACAACCGGATAGCGTTGTATACAGTCCCTCTACCTTTAAGTAGTCCACGTTGTTCTGTTGCATCATGCCTGCTACTGCTCTTTTAGCAGCTTCTAGGCGCAATATGGGTTCCTTAAGATAGGTGGGCATACCAGCACCCCAGAAACGTCTAACGTTACCTGAATCGTTAACCTCAAGTGCTGGCAGCTCCTCACCATGTACAGGGATTAAGTTAGTAACGTGTATACGCTGACCGTTATAGGAAAACGTTTCAGGCATTTTAAAATGAGGGCTACGCAAGTCTTGTATGAATTGCCTTGAATCGTTGTCTAAAAGCTCAAATGCATCAAGCACTACAAAACGGTGTATACCGCCGTTACTAAAAACAGTCGGATCGTTTTGTATGGATAAATCAATAGTGTCATTAACAGGGATAATAGCGCCGCCGCCATATAGCGCCGCCCAACGCATAGCACTAGTTATAGCGGCGTCTACTTTTAGTTTTTTCCACGCTAGTTCATACTCAGCTATTTTATCCGCGTCCCATACACCACCCGGCGTTATTGTGCGCCCGTTCTTTAACATATCCTCAATAGGTATGTTTATAACTTTGCGCATCAGCCAGTAGTGTTTATACAGCAAGGTCATTTCTGTGCGCGTCGTCCTGACGCGCCCTACTGTGTTGTACAGGCTAGGATCGTTCTCGCCCCCTATACCGCTTATTGCATTGCGTAAGCTATCTACAAACTTACCTACAGTAGCTTTAACCTGCATTTTCGTCTGCATCCTCTATAGCATCAAGCTCGCTATCGGTTGGTTCGTCAGCATTAGGCGCTGACTCGCTAGCGGCCTCCTCTAGTGTTGCTTGAAAACGTTGGCCTGTCAGTTCCAACTCCGCTAACAAATCTATCTGTGCCTCTGACCCCTCCTCAGTAATAGAGAGTATGAGGGTTTGTGTTTGAGCCATTAACGACTGTATAGCTGTTGCACCTACAGCCGGGTCAGCTTCTGCCTGTGGTGCGATTGCTACAGCAGCTTTATATAAGGCTGTAAGCTGTAGCCTTGCCATACGGAAGTTGTCATCTATCTCTGCAACCGATGCCGCCCACTCGTCTATGGTGCCATGCTCACTTGCATACATAGCGGCCAATTCGTCGTCGTTACCAAACGTGTTACCCGTTGTAACAGCCCGCGCTATTACTACCTGATCCTCGAAAGAGTGTAGTAGATTCTCTGGGTACTCCTCGCTGATCGTTTCGTAAATAGAGTCAGACAAGTTACGTACTACGTTCATGATCGTTTGAGCGTTTAGCATTATATGTCTCCCACTCTCATCAATAATATGTGCCCACACCATACGGTAGCGTCTACACCGCTTGTTTGTGGCCTGAAAAGAAACTCAATACTAGGCGTATCACCTGCTGATAAGTCAGCCTCATATGCAAGCGCAACAGGCACACGCTGATTAGTACCACCCGGCCCAGCACCGCCTATGTCTTTCATTTCCATTTCAGTTCTTGTTAACATCACACCGTCTAGGTGCAGCTCACCAAAGAAATCAATAGTTGTTGAGTTCATACCAACCATACCGACAAACTGTATTAGGTATCTACCATCCTGATTAAGCGCTTGCACTGCTAGTGTCATATAGCTTGCAAGCGTAGCAACGTTGTTGACCTGAGCACCGGCAGTGTCAGGCGGTCTATGTGCAGACTGTATATCTGTGTGTTTGATCCAGTCAAAACCTAAGATAGCGTTACCGTCACCATCTACCCCTGTAACTACTAAGTGCTGGCCTACTTTCGCGTTGGCTGTTACAGCGCCTTGCGGAAAGATAAATTGTGGTAACGCGTCAATAGTTTTAGGACCCGCAGCAGGACCGCTTATATCTATGTCTTTACCGGGTATAGCATCTGCGCCCGGTTGTCCATCTACACCATCGTCACCATCAGGACCTTGCGCACCATCAGGACCTTGCGCACCGTCAGGACCTTGCGCACCATCAGGACCTTGCGCACCATCCGGACCTTGCGCACCATCCGGACCTTGCGCACCCGGTAAGCCTATTGGACCCGGTAAACCTTGCGCACCGTCAGGACCTTGAGCACCATCCGGACCTTGCGCACCATCCGGACCTTGCGCACCGACAGGACCATCCGGACCTTGAGCACCATCCGGACCTTGAGCACCATCCGGACCTTGAGCACCATCAGGACCTTGCGCACCATCCGGACCTTGCGCACCG